GCCCTGTTTTAGAATCTGGTGCGCCGTATCGGCTGCGAGTGACGAATATGCCGTGCCATCAATGTTTTGCAGGCTATATATTTCACCTGGCCCAACAAGCACATTCAAAGCAGGAATGGTGTTTTGAGTACAGGGCAATCCATTGACCTGTGTTGACGTTCCAAGAACGGCTGCGGACAATTTCGCCAAGCCGATCATGTCATTTTTCTGCGCATTAAGCAGATCGGTTTCTAGTGGTATTGCACCTGGATATACTTGTACGCGATCCATTCATTGCTCCAATAAAAAAAGGCACCCGAAGGTGCCTTTGTGAGTGATTCTGAAACTACTTTTTAATTATCGATTCTCGTCCATACAATCGTGCCGGCCGGCTTCACAGAATCGATCGCGGAATAAATATCGCTATCTGGAATAGCTCCTATTACCTGTGAAATAGATGAGTAATTGGCTTGCGATGCGATCGAATAGCCACTTGTTGGGATGCCATATCCAGCGACGTTTGGAATACCTGAACTTTTCTGTCTATATGCCACAACAAAAGCCTGATATTGGATGGCCAAGCAACCGTAACCGCCAGCCACCCCATAACCGGAGTTAGGCGCACCATACGCCCCTGTATCAAGCGGCCTCTGTGGTTCGAATATGATCGGTGCACGACCTGTTAGGTCGGTTAGAACTTTCGTGATCGCTTTTCTGGTGCCGCGCTCACGGAATAGATTGATGATGATGCGAGCGCGAAAACTAGCATCTGTTTGATTCGCTGATCGTTGCAATGACGTACCAAAATAATCAGTGGAAATCATGTCCAGCCAGCCATCAGTCGCGGTCAATATCCGCGTCTGCCACTTTGCGTAAGCGTAAAGCGAATAAACGAATGCAGATGAGGTTGCGAGTCCTTGAACCAGTGCGTCGAGTAAAGGTGACGGGCTACCAAACCAGCGCGGGATGAGGTTTCTGACGCGTAGGAATACATCGTTTTTATCGCCAATTGCCATTATGCGACCGCCACTGTTCCGGCCTTTATTACCTGCAAGATGGTTGCAGGAACGTCAGCAGTCGCACTGTTCAGCGTCACCGCCGTGACGTTGGTTATGCCGGGCGAGGCATCGTAGGCAACCTGCGCCAAACGAGAGTAAGACAGCGATTGCCCAAGCGCCAATGTGTTGATGTAATTTGTGATCGTGGCAACGAGCAGTGCGACAGTCGCGGAATGGTTGTACCCTGCCGCCGTGGTGATCGTCATTGCAACGTTCGCCGTCACAACGACCGGCGCGTACACGCCAAAGGTCGAAGTAAGAGGGCGAACTGCATCAACCGCGTTTCCTACTGTCGATAAAAATGTGCTGTCAGGCACACCGGTGCCATCATCAACGACAACGAAAAAATAACCGTTCTGCGTAACTCCGGCATAGGTCATGTTTTCAGTCAGAGAGTAGGTAACCCCTTGCTTCAACGATGTGATCGCGTTGCCGATCGCCAGCTTGGTGGCTTTAGACAAGGATGCAATGTAGGTGATGAACCGCGCCCGAAGCGCAGCATCGGATTCTGCATTCACGCCATTGGTAAAAGCTGCTGCATTGGTGGCGGTATCCACTCCTGGGATCGGCGCATTGATCAATGAAATTTGCCCGATCAGCGCATTGGCACCGATGCCTGCCGTAGAGGCAACCACCGTCACGTTAATACTGCTCACGCCGGCGCCAAGGACATACCCCCCCAATCCGGCGTTATAAGCACCATTCGTTATATCGAGAATTACGGCAAAAGACTGTGTGCCATCTGCAGTCAACACCGTGGTGCCAACCGGTATGACTGCTTGCGCGGTCGGCGTGAAGCGCGCAAATGTTACCTGGCCGGATGCTGCCACCGCTGCCAGCCGAGATACGCCAAAATCCAGCATGAAGCTGTCGAGATCTGTCGTGTTTGATGTGGCGGCGCGCGTCGTTGCCAATAGCTGAAGGATCAGCCCTTGCAACCATAAAATTATTGCCGCGTTCGCCTCGACCACCGAGCGCAATATTGAACCGATAGTTAAATCGACCAACCCGCGCGCGGCGCCTTGAATCGCCGTTACCGCATCGCCGACGATTGTCGGAAAATCTTTTGTTGAAATGGTCATATTTTATCGAGTCACGTCAAAAGATAATGCAACAGGCTTGCCTGTCTGCGCATCGTTGTAATGGATATAAACTGACACGCCGCCGACAATTTCAGTGACCGTGATGGCCGGCGCCGGACGGGCGCGCAACGCATGCTTCGAGAAGCAACTGGCCGCGAATGACGCCGGTAATTTTTGGAATGTCGACCGTATCGCCGACCATGCGCGGCAATCCTGCGCCATAAGTAGGGTGCCAGATATAATCGCCCACCACCGTCACTTTTCCGCTTGAGTCCATTAATGCCGGATTCGTCAACAATCGGCGCAATACACGCTGCTGCCCCTGTGTCGAGCCGTCAACCTTCAATATGTCACCGGTCGCCGACAGCGATAAATCACCGCCGTAGAAATGATTAAGATCGCTCATACTGGTGTCCCTGAGTTGCTTCCGCCTGCCTGTACACCACTGACGCGCAGCGTGTCGTCAATGCGCTTGCCATTGAAGGTCATCTGGCCCGTTGCTGTGATGTTGACCGCATTCCATTGCATCGCGCCGCCGAATATTGCGGAATAGGCGCTGCCTGGATAAAGCCCGGTAATCTGCATGCCGGCGGTGCCTGTAATCGGTCCATTCACAATCAAAGGGCCGGTATGCGTCCAGAGTGCGGCGTTGCTGGTGATGTTACCGCCCACTGCAAGCACTGTGTTTCCTGTCACGGTCGCATTGAGATTGCCACCAACGGTTGCATTCAAGTCTGATTGCGAATGCAAATCAACCGTGCCATCGTTGTGAAATTTCAGTAATGATCCTGTCTTGTGCACCAGCCAAAATTCGCCGGAAGGTACGGGCAAAGGACGGTTTGCATCGGTGAATAAGCGCATGCAGCTTAATGCCGCGTTATGGTCATCTTCTTGAAACTGGACTTCGACTAAATCACCAGCGGTCGGCGGGCAAAACATGCCCCAGCCATTGCCAACCCAAGGCGACAACACAGGAATCCAGCCGGTCAAATTGCCTTCAGGCTCGATACTCACGCGCACTGCATAATTGCCTGCGTCGTAGCTCTGTACCGTGCCGAGTCGCGTACTGGCGCGCTCACCCATCGCTTGCATCGCTTCGCGCCGCATTGCGTTTAACATGCGCTTCATAATGGCACCACCGATTGCGGCGAATGGTTCTTGGCGTGGATGTGCATCGAATAACCTGTGCTAATGTCCATCTCGCGCTTGATGCTTTCAGGATAGTAAATCTGGTCAAACGAGGTTCCGGTCCCGATGACCTTGATCAAATTATTGACTTGCAAAACGTTATCGGCCGGCAGCGACGCATCAAGCCTTACTTCGTGCTGTGAAATATCTGCATGGAGCTGCTGGGCTTTCTGCAAAGCCTTTTCGTAGGTCAGATGCGCAAAAGTGAAGCTGTATTGCTGTGCATTGGCTTTGCTCTGCCCTGGCTTGATGCTCGCTGCTTTTGCCGGAAATATGACTTTGACCTTCTTGCCTGTTTTCGGGCTGATTGATTGCACCGTAACCACTACGCCGCGCGCGAGGTTCAGCGACCGGCTAAAGTGAATCGACTTGCCATTGAATGCAAATGGTGAATCGCTGGCTTTTTCCCATTTCAAAACATACGGATCGGCATCGACTGCTGGCGCTGGCTCAAAATGCAGCTCGCGGCCCTTCACGTACACCAAAAACTGTTCTTCACCGGCCAATGCCGTGAGTAAATCCCACTCGCTGCGCTGTTGATTGGAGCGCGTTTGATCGATGTTGTAATACTTGCCCGTGAATTTCTGCGTCGCTGTAACAACCGGTGTCAAGCCATGCCGTAGCGCGATTTGCGTGGCAATGTCGCTTGATTTCAGGTTTTGGAAAGTCTCGCTGGTTTTTGCATCGATCATCGCAGCGGTGAGATCACGACCCGATACCGTCATGGTTCTCGCTACTGGATCAAAATCAATATCATCCACGCGGCCATAAGTAAAACTCTGCAACTCTGCTTGGCGGAAGTTGTCCGGATCATTAGGAAACCCGGCAAAAATCTCGATGAATATCTCTTGCTGCGTCGACCACCAATAATCGTTAAACGCATCCGGCAACGATGACAGCGCAAACTCGACGCGAAACGTATCAGCCTCATACGCCACGTTGTTGTCGACTTCCCACTTAATCCAGCCATCCAGACGAATAGAGGGCGCCAAGGTGCCGTCAAAGCTGCGGCCTTGCACCTTGACGATGCCGCGCGGTTGCCGCGCTTCGGATATGGCGGCCTTATTAAGCATTCAACACGCCGCCGCTTGAATCCGATGTTGCCGGTATGTTCAAAGTCTGCACGCCACTGATACTCGGATCGGTCAGCTTGTTTGCATTGGCGATGGTGGTCCATGCGCTTGCGTCGCCGTACGCTTTCGACGCCATCGTGAACAAATCCCCGCCTGCGGTGGTGATCGTGTTGCCCGATGTGGACACGGCGCCGAGATTGTTGCCCATGCGACCGACAACAGATTGCAGGTTAAGCAATAGCGGCATTTGCGTGTAACCAGCGATTTGCGTTGAAAGTTTCGCCGCTTGTATGGCGATGGGGTTATATGGCGCGATGCCGCCTGCTGTTGTTATGTTTGAGATGGTGTTTCCGGTGGACGCGATTAAAGTCGCAACGCGCGCCTGTACCGCGCCAATCGGCTGCAAAACGCTATTGATCACGCTTTGCGCTGCGTTGGCAAACGATGAAACGCTGCTGATTGCGGAATCTAATGTCGCCAACAGGCTCGAAAGTGGTCCGTCTCCGATCTGGCCGCCGAGTGCATTCATCGTCGCCTGGTCTTGCGTGATGGCGTAATCCACCGAGTCGGCCGAAGAAATAATCGGATTGGAAAGATCCTCAACCACCAGGCATGAAATCTTGTATGGGATTTCATACTTGCGCCGATAGCTTGAACGTCGCCGACTTCACGATGACACTATAGCGGTAGCGGGCCCATGACAGATAAACGGCCTTGCCGCCAATGCGCAAATAATTCATGAAATTGGCGCGCGACTCCGCATCCTTACCAGTGAACACGCCGGACCATTCCAGATCTTTGTCGTCGTGCCCCATCGCATCAACGACGCGCTTGCCGCCGACCAGCTTATGCACGGCCAACGAC